TAGACTCAAAGCTTGGTCTTTCACCCCGAGCCCTTCAGGACCTACGGTGGGAGATCGAATCGGCACCCGTCGACGCTACGCCATCATCGAATGGCTCAACGGCGGAACGGGTGTTCGTACCGAAGGACCCGTCGTGAGAAGCGGCGGTGGCGCGAATCTAAGAGGCGCACTGCCCTACGGCGGAGCCCTCCGGATGTAAGTACAAATCCCTAGCTAGGAAGGTACTATGTTCAAGAAAATCCTTGATTTCATCAAGAGCCGACCGACTGAGGTCTGGTTGGGTCTCTGGGCAGCGATTGTGGTAGTACTCTACGGAACTGGTGAAGCACCTGCCTATGTCGCAACCGTCAGCGCCGTGATTGGTTGGCTCGTCACGTTCATTGCTTCACGCCCGGGGAACGGCTTGGGTCCTCAGTGACATCTGATGCAGTTCTCGGCATCGCCCTCGGCCTCGCTTTTGCGCTGGCCGGGGGCCTTGTCGTGTGTTTGTTCTGCTTCCCAATCCCAAGAAGGTAAACTATGCCCTGGAGAGGGCCTCGTAGCAAAGGCGAAGTACCAACGCTAGGTTGGCAGATCATGGATTGGATCGTCGCGAACTGCGCGATCCCTGACGGCGACTACAGAGGTGAGCCATTCATACCCTCTGCTGCTCAAGCCGAATTCCTCCTGAACTTCTACTCACTCCACGCCGACGCTGACAAACGCGTCGACGCTGACGCCCGTAAGCGCCCCGCGCGCGCCTTTGTCTACTCTCGAGGCGGGCTTCTAGTCCAACCCCAGAAAGCAGGAAAGTCCCCGTTTGCGGCTGCTGTCGCGCTCGTGGAGGCTGCTGGGCCCGTACGTTTCGACGGCTGGGATGCTGACGGAGAACCCGTCGGACGGCCGTGGGCTTCCCCTCTCGTCGTCTGCACCGCGCAATCCGAGGAGCAGGCTGGCAACGTCTGGGACGCTCTTCTACCGATGGTCGAGCTCAGTGGTCTCCACGTAGACATCCCGGACACCGGACTCACCAGGATCAACCTCCCTAACGGTGGACGCATCGTTCCTGTCACTGCGTCTGCCAAGTCTCGCCAAGGAGCAAGAACTACGTTCGCCGTCCAGGACGAGGTCCAGGGCTGGGACAAAGCGAACAAGGGCGAGAAGCTCGCCGACACACAGTACCGAAGCCTGTCAGGTATGGGTGGACGCTTCATCCAGATCTGTAACGCGTGGGATCCTGCAGAGGAGTCCGTCGCGCAGCAAACCTGGGAGCATGGTGTCAACGTCTACAAGCAGATGTCTGACTCCGGCCCCGGCAGCATTCGCAACAAGCGTGAACTCGACCGCATGTTGCGTCAGGTCTACTCCGGCAGCGAACACGTCGACCTCGAGATGATCAAGGGAGAGATTGATAACTACCTTGAGAAGGGTCAGACCGCGACTGCCGAGAGATACTTCCTCAATCGAATCGTCCCAGGAGAAGACTTCGCGTTCGATTACCGGACGTGGCGACGTCTGATACGGCGCGACCACCGAGTCCCTCTCCACGCTAATATCACGATAGGCGTCGACGGAGCTCGGTATCGCGACGCGCTCGGCATGGTGGCAACTGAGGTATCAACTGGCTTCCAGTGGCCGCTAGCCATCCTCGAGCGCCCGATGAGTGCTCCAGACGACTACGAGCATGACATGGATGTCGTAGACGGGGTGTTGACGGACGCATTCGAAAACTACAACGTCCTGCGGGTGTACATAGACCCCGGTTCCATCTTCGGAAGCATCTCTCCCCTTATGGAAAAATGGCAGGGCCGATGGGGCAAAGCCATAGTCGAGTTTAACATGACGCGTCCGCGTCAGACGTGCCACATGATCCGAAACTACTCCACCGCGATTCAGGCTGAAGACGTGACGCACGATGGTGACGAGAGAATGGCTCGCCATATCGCGAACGCCCGTAAGTCTGAGACCAACGTTAAGGACGACGACGGCCACCAGATGTGGCTGGTGCGAAAAGAGCACCCCAAGTCTCGTAAGTGGATAGATGCTGCCGTCGCTGGCGCACTATCTTGGGAAGCTCGAGGCGACGCGATCGCTGAAGGTCTAACGGATGTCAGCTCTTATGATCGTCCTGAAGACACGTGCGGAGACTGCGGTCATCTTCGTCGCCATCACGTCCCAGAGTGTCGTGGTCGACCGGAAGGACATTGTAGATTGTTCGTTCAGAGAAGCCCAGAGGAGATCAAACAGATGGCAGGCGTAGGTTGAGCCTTCTAGATATATTTCGACGCCGTAAGCCTGACACAGTGGCTGAACGGCTAAAGATTTCTCGGCCTCAGTTCAAGACTCTATCGCCTGATGGGCTGCAGATCGTGAACTACCCGTCGTCTTGGTCGTCGCTGACACGCGCGAACTTGATGGGCTCGTACGCGCATATCTACGCCAGCCAGTACAACGTCCACACGGCCATCGACGTGATTGCGAGAGAAGCCGCGACGCTGCACATGCACGTGTTCGAGAAAATCCCGCGTCCTGGTGAACTACCGGACGGAATCGTGCATCTCGACGACCACCCAGTGCATACACTGATGGCGCGTCCGGCTCCAGGGATGTCTCAGTTCCGGTTCTGGTATTCGCTGTTCAGCGATATCGCGATCTACGACATCGCGTATTGGGTCAAGGTTCGACAGCGTGGTCTACCGGCCGCGCTTGTACGCGTTCCTCCGGCGCTTCTGTTCCCGATTCGCGAACCTATCACTCAACGAGTCCTCGGGTTCCGCGACAACCAGGGCAGAGAAATCGCACTTCGTGATCTTGTAGTCTTCTGGGGCTATGACCCCAGCCTGAACCAGGGTGCGATCTCCCCTATGGAGAGCCTACGTCGACTCATCCTCGAGGATGCATATGCGAGTGCTGATCGTGAAGGGCGCTGGACTAACTCGGCTCGTAAAGATGGTATCATCGAGCGAGACGTTAACGCGAAGGACATGACCGACGCTGGTAAGGAGTCATTCCTAATCGACGTCGAAGACTCTCTGGCTGGACCCACCGGTTCTGGCCGTCCTATGGTTCTTGAGCCTGGGATGCATTGGAACGATGTCCAGTGGTCGCCTCGCGAGATGGAGTACATGGATGCGCGTAGGCTGGGTCGCACCGAGGTCGCTGCTTACTTCCACATCCCACCTTCGCTGATGGCTGCTGCAGCTAACGGAGCTGAGCCTAACGCTGAAAGTACTAAGCTGTTCTACCAGAGCACCCTTCCGCCGTGGTTGTATCGCGTCGAGCGAGAAATCGAAGCGCAGTTGATTCCAGACTTCGAACTCACCGTTCCGCGACAGCGCGCGGTGTATGTCGAGTTTAACCTAGACGAAAAGCTTCGAGGATCGTTCGAAGAGCGGATCGGCATCTTGGCGACCGCCGCCGGTGGCCCGATTATCACCGTGAACGAAGCCCGAGCTCGCGAAGGCTTGCCTCCGATTGATGGCGGAGATCTTATCTTCGTCCCACTCAACAGCATCCGCGCCGGTGGCCCACAGGGCAGCCCAGGCGCTCCTGTCGATACCCCCGCTGCAGGCCCTGGAACGATCGCCGGGGAAACACCGGGTGGGGGTACGGTAGGACAGGCATCTCTGGCAGACGTCCGAGCTGGCAACGCCGTAGTCCTTGGCGCGAAGGAAGTAGCCGCTGTGCTTAGTCCTGAAGCGACGAGTGTCGAAGAAGTTTTGAGCGGATTCGAGGCGCATAACGAAGCCCGTGAGCATGAAGCCAAACAGCGCGTGATCCTAGCTCGTCATGAAGAACGCATCCGAGGTGTGATCGCTAAGACGTTCGATCGGCAGATGCGTGCCGGAACATTCAAGATCGACAGGTGGAACCGTGAGTTGGGTGACGACCTGTTCGGAGCTCTTTTGCAAGCCGCTGAGGCCCTTGCCGATGAGAAATGGGACATCGCCCTGGCTCCTGCTATTCGAGAAGTTGCTAATACAAAAGCAGCTCTTATCAATGAGTATACAGATAGTCACCACAACGAAGAGGGCGTGTTCAACGGCGAGCGCCCGATAGAGGCTGCTCGAGATCTAACTGGATGGGTCGCTGACTGGGTAAATACCCTGTTCTTCACCGCTGCCCCTGCCTAGGAGACAAACTAATGAAGTTGACAAAGGTTTACCCGATCGCGTCGTTCAAGGCGCTCGAGGACGAGGGACCGGGCAAGTTCGAAGCCGTCGTCTCTGTGTTCGGGAACGTCGATTTCCAGGGTGACAGGTCCATGCCCGGAATGTTCAAGAACACGCTGAACAAATGGCGTAAGTCCGGAGATCCCGTTCCTTGCGTGTGGAGCCATGACTGGCTGAATCCTGATGCATTCATCGGTGACTCGAATCCGAATGAAATGATGGAAATGCTTAAGCCGATCGGCAAGAACGGAACCGGTGGCTTGAAGGTCAAGGGTACGATGGACGTTCATAAGCCATTCGCTGCCCAGGTCTTCGATCTCCTGACGTCTCGTCGAGTCAAGGAATGGTCATTCAGCTACGACACAGTCCGCGAGAAGATTGCGGATGACGGAGCGAACGAACTCCTCGAGGTCGACCTCATCGAATTCGGTCCATGCCTGAAGGGTGCGAACCCGGCGACCTACACCATCGGCGCGAAGTCTGCGCTCGAGTCTGAGCTCAAGGAAGCTTACGACCGAGGCAAGATCTGGCAGCAGCGCGTCGACCGTATCGCAGGCTGGGCAGCCTACGACCCACAGGTCGCAGCGATGCTTACGAAGACGTACACTGAAGGTTCTTCACCTAAGGTCTCTGCCAATGAGGCGAGAGTAGATGAAGGCCTTCCTGAGCTCGAAGAGAAAGCCGCCTCGAAGCCGTGGCACGTTGAGAAGCGCGGAGACGAGTTCTGCGTAATCAAGGACTCTGATAGCTCGGTTGTCTCCTGTCACGACACTGAGGAAGATGCCAACGCACACGTCCGAGCGATGTACGCGAACGAGGCGAGTGCTGAGCCTGATGCAGAAAAGTCTATGGACGAGGTTCATGCTGAGGCTCTGGCGGAGAATCTGTTGACGAAGTACAGTACGCCTCTCAGCACTACGTCCACCAGCTTCGATATCAACTATACCATGTCCACTGCCAACGGCCAGACGACTTGGTCGATCGCAATGCCAGAGCCATCTGGTGAGAAGATCGGCCGTGTCATAGGCGCCAAGGCCGCGGAAGAACTGAAGACCGATCTGACGGAGGCTATCACCGGAGCTGTCGACAGATTCGTTGAGAAGATCAATGCCCCCGGCGAAGAGAAGTCGGAGGATCGACCAATTGATCCAGTCGCTAAGGACCCGGATGAGGAACACGAGACGAAGGCCGAAGAGCCTGTCGAGGACCTGGATGCCGACATCAAAGCAAAGCTCGCCGAGCTGTTCGGTGAGAACCAAGGAGAAAGATAATGCCTGGACTTACTGACTTCAGCGAGGATACAGTCCTCAACGACATGTACAACGCGGGCTCTGGTTTCGCGCTAGCCACTGACCCGTGGGTGCTACTACACACCGGCGATCCCGGCGAGAACGGCACGACCAACGCGTCAGCTCACGCACGCCAGACGGCGTCGTTCTCCAACTCGAGCGCGGGAACTCTCTCGAACGATGCCGCCATCGACTTCACCTCTATGCCTGCCGAGACGATCGTGGCGTGGAGCATCTGGGACGCGTCGACCGCGGGCAACTGCTTGCAGACTGGCTGGCTTAGTACCGTCAGCGTTCCCGCGCTCATGCGTGACGCTGACATTGCTGCCGGTACTGTGCAGTCTCACGAGCACGGCCTGACAACCGACGACCGCATTGTGTGGGAGTCCACCGAGGGTGGTGCCGCGTCGTGGGTTCTGCCCAACACCCTGGTAGCGGGCACACTGTACTTCGTACGAGCTGGCGGCTTGACCGCTGACGCCTTTACCTTCGCATCGACGTCTGGCGGGGCAGCCATCATCCCTACCACGTCCGGCTCGGGTATCGTCCGAAAGGTAACACCGAAGGTCTGCAACTCCGGCGACACGTTCCGGATCGCGATTGGCGACCTGGACATCTACGCAACTGAGTAAAGCAACTAACTGCCACCCGGCTCAGAGTCGGGTCTAACCCATAAGGGTCTGCAGAACTATCCGCAAGGAGAATAGCAATGAGAGGTTACGCAGCAGGAAGGACGGTCACGACCACTCCGGGCGCGACCGCAGGTCCACAGCTTGAAGCTTCGACGGGTCACCCGTTCTACCTCGTAGAGTGTGGAGTATTCAACACGACTACGACGGCGTTCGTGGTCTCGTTGAACCGTTACACAGTCGGCGGTACGGCCGGTGCTGCCATCACTGAGGTGATGGAGGATGACACAGCTACTCCGATCCTGACCGTGGCAACTGGTGTCAACTCAACCGCTTCAACGGTTGGTGGACCGTTCACCCAGGCATCGATCGGTGCTGCAATAGGTGCGGGAGTCATCTGGACGTTTGGTAGCAAGGGCCTTCGTTGCCCTGGTACCACGGACGCTGGCTTTACGCTCATTGTTCCGACTGGTACTGGTCAGCACTTTGATTTCTACTGGGTTTGGGAGGAATGACGGCTAAGTCACTCTACAAAGCGGACAAGCGTGAATATCAGCGCTTGTATATGCGAGAGTGGCGTAAGCGTCATCCTGAACACAAGCAGTATATGCGTCAGTGGCACCAAGACCTTCGAAAGGAGGTCTTGGACCACTACGGTGGAATCTGTGTGTGTTGTGGTGAGAGGGAGCTAGCCTTCCTCTCACTCGACCACAAAAACGGCGGAGGTACTAAGCATCGGCGTGAACTAGGCCTTCGAGGCAGCGCCATCTGGGCATGGGCTAAACGTGAGGGATACCCAGAGATGTTTCAGGTAATGTGTCACAACTGTAATCAAGCGAAGGGTTACTACGGCACATGTCCGCATGAAGATAAGTAAGGAGGAGAGATGGAACCCCTGTCGTTTCAGCCTCGCAAGGTGGAGGTCAACGTCGTACCTATAGAGACGCACAACGAAACCGTTAAAAGGCTCGCGGCTGTCGAGGATGAGCTCATGCGCTGCCGCCAGAAGGTCGCGCATCTTTTGAAGGAAAAGGAATCTGAGTAATGCCGATCAAGCACCCGTTCACTAACCCAAAGGCCGACGGCGCTGACGCTACTGTCACGCGTCCGTCTGACTGGAATGCCGACCACACAGGTACGCTTGACCACGGCACTGACCTAACGGGTCTAAC